AGAAGAGAATCGGTTAGCAGTCTTACGGACCTCGCCGAAAAACTATTGCAAAGCTCTATGCCCCAAGAAGGTTGAAGATGTATTTCAAAGTGATGAACCTTCTATTGGCACTATTATAAGAAAGTTTGGTGAGCCGCAAGCCAGAGCAGTGTTGGTCATATTGATAGCTGATGCCTTGGAGTTTTTCAATGTCGGTAATCCAATGTCGGCTACACAAGTCGCTACTACAGTAGATTTAATCATTGAAGAATATCCATATATGAAAACTGATGATTTTAAACTGTGTTTCAAGAACGCAATGAAAATGAAATATGGCAATATCTATAATAGAATTGATGGTCAGGTCATCATGAGTTGGCTTCGTGAATACAATAAAGAACGTTGTGCTGTTGCTGATAATCAGTCATGGAATTTTCATAAAGAGAATTTGTCGGAGGAAGTGAACTATACAAGTGGCTTGTCGTATGAAGAATACCGGAACGAACTCAAACTTAGAGTTGGGCAAGGAGATGAAGAAGCTGCTAAAGCGTTAAGTCTCTCAAATGAAATAATCTCTTATCTAAACAAAAGAGAAAATGGCAAACAAGAAGCAGAAGGTGACAATTTACTGGAACACTAGGCATATCAAACTTGAAGATATTCCTGAAGTGAAAAGAAGAATACGGGAGCGTTTTGGTATTCCTAATCACACAACTGTTAATGGTGAAACGGATTGTTATATCCGTGAGGAAGATATGGAATTGCTTCGGGAAACGGAAAAACGTGGCTTCATTCAAATACGTAATAAGCCCGCATGAAAATGGCGTTAAAATGGCGAAGTTTCTGTTTGCATAACTTGTCATTTTACGATAAATTTACTGATGTAATGAATTAGAAGTCAAACCAATATAATTAAATTATGGAAGTACAAAACATTAGAATTGACCTTATCAGTCCTTCTCCTTTGAATCCGAGAAAGACTTTTGATGAAGCAGCTCTTGAAGAGCTTGCAAGCAACATTGAAAAGCAAGGTTTATTGCAACCTATCACTGTCAGAGTTGCTAAATCCGAGGAGATGACTAACCTAGAAACCGGAGATGTTACCCCACTACCTTACACATACGAAATTGTTTGCGGTGAGCGTCGTTTCCGGGCTGTGTCACTTTTGAAAGCAAAGGAAGATGAAGCGAATGTTGCAAAAATCAAAGCCCATCGAAAAAAGTCGGAAAAATTTCAGACAATATCCTGCATTGTCAGAGAAATGACAGATGATGAGGCTTTTGAAGCGATGATTACCGAGAATCTTCAAAGAAAAGATGTTGATCCCATCGAAGAAGCTTTTGCCTTTGCGCAGTTGGCTGAAAAAGGACGAACTTTGGAAGATATTGCTCTTAAAATAGGAAAGTCTACCCGGTTTGTTTTTGACCGTATTAAATTGAATTCTCTTATTCCTGAACTAAAAGAGCGGGTAAGAAATGGAGATATACCATTGTCCGGTGCTATGATTCTTTCTAAATTGGATGAAGATACTCAAAAAGAGTTTCATGAGGAGGAGGAAGAACAATGTACTACTGCTATGATTCGAGAATTTGTGAGTAATTCTTTCATGGAGCTTGGTAACGCACCTTGGATTAAAGATGATTCCGATAATTGGGAAAATACTGATATTAAATCATGTTCTCAATGTGAGAATAATACGTGTAATCATGGTTGTTTGTTCTATGAAATGAATAGTAAGGATGCTAGATGTATCAATGCTGCTTGCTATGAGAAAAAACAGATTGCTTATGTGACGCGGAAAATTCAACTAGAATATGAACATCTTGTTAAAGTTGGCGAACCTCTTTCATTTGGAAAAACAGTAATTATCGCTAGACGTCCCGATACATATTGGGGAGAAGATAGAAAGGTTTTCTATGAAAAAACTTTGGAAGCTGTTAAACAACTTGGATTTGAAATAGTTGATCCTGATGAAATCTTTAGATGTAAGTGCTGGTATTCAGAAGATGATGAACGCACTTTGAAAATGCTTGAAGATGGAGAAGTTTATCGTTGTCTTTCATTTTTTGGACATTATTCTCCCGAATTTAACGTTAGTTTCTATTATGTTAGAAAAGAAACGGCTTCCTCTACTTCCGCCGTTGCCGATCTAAAAGAGATAGAAAGGGAAAAAATAAACGCCCAATTAAAAAGAGCGAAGGATATAGTCAAGGAGAAGTCTGCTGAAGAAATGCGTAAGTGGGCGCAAGAGAAAACATATTATCAGAGAACAAAAGAATTCTCTGAAAATGAACAACTTGTTTTTGATGTGCTGGTTCTTAGCGGTTGTAGCAGTACTTATCTTGAAAAACTGAATTTGAAAAAATGGAATGGTGAGAGTGATTTTGTAAATTATGTCAAGAACAACCAAGCTGACCGACACCAATGGTATAGAGCCTTTATTGCTGAATGCTTATCATCGAATAATGTGAATTTCTACTCCTATTTGCAAAAGTGTCAGAAAATCCTTTTTGCAGAACAATATCCGGATGATTTCAAAGCGCTCTCTAAGAAACTTGCGGATTCATATGATAAGAAAGAAAAGAAGCTCAAAGAAAGACTGAAAGAGCTAAATAACGATAACACAGAGGAAGCCTAGTGGTTTCCTCTCTTTATTGACGCACTTATGAAAACGTGGACTGGCGAACAACTTGCTATACTTGACAGTGAGTACCCGACTGCTGATTTAAAAGAACTTGCTAGACGTCTTGATAAAACACTTAGTGCTGTTAAAACAAAGGCCTTGATTCGAAAACTTAGGCGCTCTCCGAGAATCTCGTTTTGGAATAGTGAGAGACTTGATAAATTGAAAAAGTTGTATCCCAATCATACTAATGAGGAAATAGCACAGATATTAGGTACCACTTATTCTGCTGTAAATGGAATTGCATTTAAATTACGGCTCTTTAAATCTAAAGAATTTAAATTTCAATGCGCTTCTAAAAGCTTCTTTCCCAAAGGCCACCAACCGATGAACAAGGGACGTAAGCAAACGGAATATATGTCAGAGGAACAATTGGCAAAAACGAAAGCTACTCGATTTAAGAAAGGACATATCCCCAAAAATCATAAACCAGTCGGTTATGAACGCATAACTCGTGACGGTTACATTGAAGTGAAAACTGCCGAACCGAATGTCTTTGAACTTAAACATCGGCTTGTATGGATTGAGCATAATGGAGAAATCCCCCCTGGTTATAATATTCAGTTTAAGGATGGCAACAGGCAAAACGTTTCCATTGAGAACCTTTACATGATTAGTCGTTCTGAACAATTAAAAAAAGAGAATTCTTTGTATGCCCGATATCCGGAAGATGTTCAGTACCTAATCAAGCTAAAAGGAGCTTTGAATAGACAAATTAATAAAGCAACAAAAAAGAATGAATCATGACTGATGGAGCAATAGATAGATTGAAAGAAATGGTTAATAAACCATTCCTTTATCAGAATGAAGAAGTTGTAATTCTCAATTACTGTGACGGTACCGGTGATGATGGTACCGAAGTTGAGATATACTTGAATAATGGCAAAGTATTGGTATTTAGTATGTTTGATTTGGCTTCCAAATTGAATCGTTTTCGGCCAATAACAAACACAGTTGTCGTGTTGGCTAATGAACGGTTGAATAAGGTGTCTACAGTGAACCCTACCATTTTACAAGATTTGAGGAATTTGGTTCTTCAACAAATTAAGGATGTGAAAGAAGATCCTAGTAAAGTGAGCCAAGCAAAACAAGTTTTCCAAGGGGTTAATACCGTAATCAATCTTGCTAAGACAGAATTAGAGTACAGGAAATATTTAGATACAACAGACCCCTCAAAATAAATAATAGTATGCTGATAGATAAAGAATATGTTCATTGGTTTCGCATCAGAGACCAACCTAATAGAATCGTGTGAGATTATTCATAGTCTAACAATTTAACCCGATCGATATGATAACATTGAATAGGTTTGCCCAGAGATGCTTGAATATCATGAGGAAGCGCTTTAAGATGAATGAGCATAGCTCAAGAAAAGCGTTTAGCATAAGAATTGAAGCCGTTTGGAGAAAATTCGATATTGCTTCTAAATATAGGAGTGATAATCTTCCTAAATATTCGGAAGATGAAGAATTGGCAGCCGAGATGATAATTTACCTTGTTGCCTATTTAAAAAGATTTGGTTGTGAGGACATTGAACAGCTTATCAAAGATAAGATAGAGTTCGATGATAGAAAAAATGATTAGGTGTTGTTACTGACTGTTTGTGTTGTTGATTTTGTGTTGTTGATTTTAATATAGTTAGTTATGACAGAGATTATTCAAGTCTGCCTACTTGATTTTAATAAGGGGCAGCTCACGGGATTGCCGAAAAATCCACGTTTTTTTCGTGATTACCGCTTTGAAGCGATGAAGAAAAGCATTCAGGATTCGCCAGAGATGCTTGAGCTTCGAGAACTTATAGTTTTTCCCTACAATGATGGCAGATATATTGTTGTTTGTGGTAATTTACGTTTGCGAGCTTGCAAGGAGTTAGGTTATAAAGAACTGCCTTGTAAAATTCTGGCACCTGATACCCCCGTTAAGAAGTTGAGGGAATATGCCACTAAAGATAATGTCAATTTTGGTGAGAATGATTTGGACGTTATGGAAAACGAGTGGAATAAGGCGGAACTCCAAGATTGGGGCATCGAATTTGCCCCGGAGAAGAAAGAGGATGAATTTAAAGAGCGCTTCGATGCCATCACGGATGATACAGCCATTTATCCTCTCATTCCAAAGTATGACGAAAAACATGAGTTGTTTATCATCACCTCAAGTAATGAGGTAGATAGCAACTGGCTTCGTGAAAGGCTGGACATGCAGCACATGAAGTCGTACAAAACCGGGAAAATAAGTAAATCCAATGTAATTGATATAAAAGACGTTCGCCATGCCCTGCAAGATAGTAATACCAAGTCATAAACGCCATGACCGGGTGTTCGCTAAAAAGTTGGTGAACGATCCTATCATTTGCGTTGCTGAAAGTCAAGCTGACTTATATCAACAATTTAACCCGGAATGTGAAATTGTTACTCATCCTGACGACGTTATGGGCCTCATCCCGAAACGTAACTGGATGGCAAAGCATTTTGGAGAACTTTTCATGCTTGATGATGATGTCCATGCCTGCAAACCTATTTATGTGGAAAAAGGAGAACCTAGCCGGATAAAGGATAAAGATAAGATAACCAATATCATTCAGTCATTATTTGAGATGGCCAGTATGATGGATGTACATCTGTTTGGCTTCACCGCTCGGATATCGCCGGTAATGTATGATGAATCCGCTTTTCTTTCTCTTTCGAAAATGATAACCGGTTGCAGTTATGGAGTAATCTATAACAAAAACACTTGGTGGAATGAGGAAATACGTTTGAAGGAAGATTTTTGGATTTCTTGTTACATGAAGTACAAAGAACGTAAGGTTTTAACCGATTTGCGGTATAATTTTGAGCAAAAGAACACTTTTGTAAACGCTGGTGGGCTTGCTTCTATAAGGAATCAGGAAGAGGAACGTAAATCTATCCTCTTTATCAAAAAGAATTTTGGTGATAGTATTTTGCTAAAGAGTGCAACCACTAATGGGAAAGACAAAACAAAGCAGCTCGTTCAATATAATATATCATGCAAATTCAAATTCTAATAGTCTGTAAAAAAGGCGTTTAAATGGCGTCCATTCTGTTTGTCATATTCGCCTTTTTTAGCTAATTTTACTGATGTAATAAACTAAAAGTCAAACCATTAAATTAGAATTATGATTATAAGAACAGTTTGCGGATATGATTTCTTTGAGGTGAGTTCTGCAATGCAGAAAGCCATTAGGCGAGCCGACACCGGGGTAGCCGGCTTTTTTGCATTGGAACTTTGGGCGAGTGGGTACCGCGACTATGTGTGGAAGCGTCTGTTTACCATTAGTGCTGAAGATTGCTATGGAATCATTACTAAAGAGATAGAAGCATTGTGGCAGGGGCATGAGCTGGTAAACAAGACTGCTACTGAACCCAAAGGGAGGATATTTGTCAGTAAAGCTGTTATTCTCCTTTGTGAATGTAGAAAGAATCGTGATGCGGATCATTTGCAAAACTTCATCTATGATAGAAAGGATATTGATATAGAAAAGTGGATAAATGATGTCAGGCGTTACCCTATTCCTATTCCAGATTACACTTTCGATGTACATACACGAAAGGGTAAAAAACATGGGAGAACCAAAGAAGAATTCTTTCAGGAAGAATACAAGGCGTTACAACCTCGTGTTCCTGGTTTATTCGATGATTTGGTTCAACCCAGTCAACCAAAGTTATTTAATGATGAAACCACGGCTAAGTAGCTGTGGTTTCATCATTTTTCATATAAGTCAAACCAATTTAATTAAAAAAATGAACACGTATTACAAATTTGCGCCAAATGTATTTTTGGCAAAGTGTGATGAGAAGCACGAAAAAGGTGAAACTATTGAAGTTACCACCAAGTATGGAAAAGAAAATGAATGTATTGTTTTCAACCTCATTTACGAACGTGATGGATTCTATTACTACTCAATCGTACGGGCTGATGGCTTTAATGTGCAAGAGTGGGCCAAACAAAGAGCTGAACGTCGTCATGAATGGGCTACATCTGCTGTACAGAAAAGCTGTGAATATTACAACAAGTCCAATAAAGATAAGGATTTTCTTTCTCTAGGTGAGCCTATCAAAGTGGGACATCATAGCGAGAAGCGACACAGAAAAGCGATAGATGATGCGTGGAACAATATGGGTAAAAGTGTTCAGTTTGACGAAAAAGCAGCCGAGCACGAAAGGATAGCTAAATATTGGGAACAACGTGCAAATACAATCAATTTATCCATGCCGGAAAGTATAGATTTCTACGAACATAAGTTGGAACAAGCAAAAGAATATCACGAAGGATTGAAGTCCGGTAAGTACCGACGCGAGCATACATACGCTATGGCTTATGCCAATAAAGCAGTAAAAGAGGCTAAAAAAAATTATGACCTTGCAGTAAAGCTGTGGGGCGATGTTTACTAATCTGTAGTATCTCAAATAATTTACTATGAGAGAATTATCAAAAGAAACCTCATTACAAAGGGTAATGAGGGCTTCAGGTCGTGTACCTGTACAATGCTCATGCAGTGTTTGTAAACAACAATGTCATACGCCATGTTTAGGTACTCCTGATGATATTGAACGAATTATTGATGCAGGTTATGCCGACAGGTTAGCGCTGACGAACTGGGCTGCTGGTATATTCTTAGGGGTTATTAATATTGCTATTCCGATGATTCAGCCCGTTGCTAGTAAGGAGTATTGTGCTTTTTTCGAGAATGGACTGTGTATCTTACATGATAAGGGTTTGAAGCCCACTGAAGGACGTTTGTCTCATCACACTGTCAGGAAGGATAACTTCAATCCTGCTATGAGTATTGCTTGGAACGTTGCAAAAGAATGGCTGATGCCGGAGAATGAGGATGTACTTTCTCGTGTAGTAAATAAATTCTTGAATGCTAGGAAGCCATGAATGTGTGTCAATCAATACCTCGTAGAGATTGCAAGGTGTTTGCTAAATGTGGAGCAAAATCCTTATCACATTGCCGGCGGCACCGCGAAACTGATGAGAAGTGTAAAAGTTGTACTCTAATTCGTCGTAAGCCGCGTAATCGGATTATAGATGATTCAGGACGTGAAATGAAAAGATGTACCCATTGCGGAAATTACTTCTACTTGAACCGGTTCTACAATCGTATAGTGGTGAGAAAAGGTAAGGAATATCATTTGTTGACTTCCTGGTGTCGTATGTGTATGTCACAGATTAATAATCAGAGGGCAAAGAAGAAAAAGTGACTTGTCTATTAAATTTTTTGTATGAAATATTATGCTTCAGTCAGCTTTGGAAAGGATTCCTTGGCAATGCTTTTCATGCTAATAGATAAAGGATATCAGTTGGATGAAGTCGTTTTCTATGATACAGGTATGGAATTTCAGGCAATCTATAACACTCGTGATGCTGTTCTTCCAATTCTTAAAAAACTTGGCATTAAATATACAGAACTGCATCCGGAGCAACCTTTTCTTTGGACAATGTTTGAAAGGCCGGTTAAGAAAAGAGGGACCAATATTATCCATAAAAAAGGATATAGTTGGTGCGGGGGAACATGCCGGTGGGGAACGAGTGAAAAACTTCGTGCGTTGAAAGCTCACACAAAAGACGGAATTGATTATGTCGGTATTGCTGCCGATGAGACCCATCGCTTTGAAAAGGAAAAACGACCAAATCGGGTTTTACCACTTCGTGATTGGGGCATTACTGAAGCAGATGCACTCCAGTATTGTTACACAAAAGGCTTTGTTTGGCATGAGGATGGAGTAAGTCTATATGAGCTACTTGATCGTGTGAGTTGCTGGTGTTGTGGAAATAAGAACTTGAAGGAGTTGAAGAATATGTATTTGTACCTTCCATGGTATTGGAAAAAGCTGAAAGAACTTCAGTTAAATACCGATAGGCCCTATCGGCGTAATAGTGGAGAAACCATTTTTGATTTAGAGGAAAGATTTAAACGTGAAATGCAATAGAAAGAGTTATTATGATTCCCTTATGTATAAATGGAAAAGATTATTATGATCGAGAAGAAGCACTTGCTGCCTGGTTCGAGGAATGGTTAATGAAACAAGACTTTGAGCAAGATCTTATTGATCGAGAGCTGGAGCTTGAATATCGAAAGACTCATCTTGATTGGAACACTCCTTATGTGATGTATGGTGTTCGTAAAAAACATAAGTGTATCCAAAAGAATGAAATTGCCGTGTTTTATGACTTGTTACCGAGACAAAAGCGTGCTCGTACTGCTGAAACACATTGGTATAAAGTATTGTACAAGAGAAAGGCCACTCCTGAAGAAGTTGAGTCACTCAAGGCTGGGGAATATACCCGTAGATATTTGGTGTATTCCCTGTTTATTGAGAAGAAAATGACTCTTGACAAGGCTTTATCTCTTATAGTTGCCGATGATAAATTATTAGGAATTGCTGATAATACCATCTCTGAAATTGTAACAGCCTTTGAGACTTTCTTTAACCGTAAATTTAGAATTTATAAACCCGAGTTTACAACTCAACTTAATTTATTTACAGATTAATATGAAAACAACAATTATTTCATGTGTGATTTTGTTTGTGTTCCTGCTATATGTAGGACACTTTTCTATAACAATCAAGCCGTTCACAGTCCAACTTCCATACTGGCATCGTTCGCTCGGACTGTTTTAGTTGATCCTCTCTTTTATAGTGTATAATGCCGGTGAACATGCAAAAGGCTATCTTGATGGTTTAAAAGAGGGTGAGAGGATAATATTTGATTTGTTGAAGAAAAAGACCGAGTAAAATGGCGTTAAAATGGCGAAGATTCTGTTTGCTAAACTTGTCAATAACGATTACCTTTATAGATGTAAAGCATTAAAAGTCAATCAATATGAAGAGGAATGAAAAAATAGAAAAATTAGAAAGACTAGGTATTTTCAATCAATGGAAATATAATACAGAAAGAGCAAATGAGACATTTAATATTGAGTGTCCTGACTTCTCAATGACAAATGAAGAACGGATGAACAATTTGTTAGATGTTGATTGCTGCTTTCATCGGTTTCTAGCTATTTCATTCCCTTTTAATGGTACTCCTGAAGGCGTTGCTTTTTGGGAGAATATTGCAAAAAAATAATCGAACTTAATTGAATTGAAATTATGAGTAAAAAAGATTTAATAGAGCAGAACATCACAAGAGTTCAAGAATATGTGAGGGAACTGATTGAAGATGCAAAGTGGAATAATGGTGTTTCGGAAACTCTTGAATCTACTTCAATAATTGTAGGTAATAGTGATGATATCTATGATTTTGCAATTTTATTTGCTTCTAATAGTGAATGTGTTTATTGTGAATTCATAGATAGTAAAATAGAGTACATTGATTGTGAATTAGATTGTGAAATATGCCAATTTGAAGGAAGAATAATTTTTCAATATATAAACGGAAAATTTCATAATCCTGCTAGTCAAATTATCGAACTATCAAAGTTGCTGATGAAAGGCGAATTAAGAGACACAAAAAGTATCTTTTGTTCTATGGTACTTCGATTAATGGATACTGAAGAATACAGTAACAATTATTGTAAATCTTTGGATTTAGTTCTGAGGCTGTTTCCTGAAATAGATGGAGAATTATTAGAAAAGGAATTGGATAGATATATTTAAGCATTACAAGGATGAGTAAAATGAATTTAAATGAATTAAGAGACAAAGCATATAAAACAGCTTGTGAACATGGGGTTCACGATCAAGAGCTAAGTAACAATCATTTTCTTTGCCTTGTGATTTCTGAACTGATGGAAGCTGTGGAAGCAGATAGAAAAGGAAGGCGTGCTAATGTTGATCGGTATAATAAGAAGATTGCTAACAGCCGCATTTGTCAAGGATTGGATTCTGACATTCCCAAAGAGCGCGGTTACGAAGTTGCATATAACGAAACCATTAAAGGTTCAATCGAAGAAGAATTAGCTGATGCTGTTATCCGCTTGCTTGATCTTGCAGGACTTCGAGGAATAAGCCTTGAACTTGCCAACGGAGATATTGATGACTGTATTGAAGATATGGCAGAAGCCTGTAAAGGCGAAAGTTTTACCGAATCAATCTATTCCATCTCTACACTTCCCGTTAGATATGACGGAATATTTGATTTTTCTACAGCCGTGAATGATATGATACTATCTATTTTCGGGCTTGCCAAGCACTTAGATGTAGACCTGTTTTGGCACATCGAGCAGAAAATGAAGTATAACGAACTCCGTGAAAAGATGCACGGGAAGAAGTATTAACTCTCATAACAAAAAAATGGATGATAAACGAAAACAAATATTGGTAGATTACATATCCTACCTGTATACGACGGGTAGGAGCTATGATAGCATCGGGAAATACATCAAATATGTGACTGATTTTCTTGAAAATTCCGAAGAAATCAATCGTCGTGGTTATTATAAATATAAACATAAAAATGCTGATGCTATGGTGCGCCATTCGTTTATGTGTGAGGCTGTTTGTGATTTATTGTCTTATCTTAAAATCGGATATGGCCGACGGGAAAAGGCTGTAAAACCTTTGGAGAAACTTGAGGTTATTTCAGAGAAGAATAAGAAACTGCTTAATGATTTTATAATATGGTTGACTGATAACAATGATTATTCCTCTCACACAATTGATGTCTATTATACCTCGTTGAGAAAATATTTTGAATACGCCAATGAACTAAATATGGATAATTGCAGACGATTTATAAAAAGCCTTGAAGAGGAAAAACTTTCTCCAGCTACCATTCGATTACGTATTACAGCCATTGAGAAGTTCTCCAAATGGGTGAAGAAACCTATTGAACTGAAACGACCTAGAATGAAACGCAAGTTGGATGTAAACAATGTACCGACAGAAGAGGAATATAATAGGTTACTGGAGTATCTGAAAACAAAACTCAACAAGGATTACTATTTCTTCATTAAGGTATTGGGTACTACAGGAGCTCGGCTCTCGGAGTTTCAGCAATTCACGTGGGAGGATATAGCGGCCGGCGAAGTTGTTTTGAAAGGGAAAGGGAACAAGTATCGGCGTTTCTTTTTCCAAAAGCAATTGCAGAGGGAAGTGAAGGACTATATAAAGGAGACAGGCAAGTCCGGTACTCTTGCTGTTGGGAGATTCGGGCCGTTGACTCAAAGAGGTCTTTCACAGCATCTGAAAGTATGGGGTAAACATTGTGGTATCGATTCGAAAAAAATGCACGCTCACGCCTTCCGGCACTTCTTTGCTAAAATGTTCCTGAAGAAAACCAAAGATGTAATTCAATTAGCAGACCTTCTTGGTCATGGTAGTGTAGATACAACAAGAATTTATTTACAAAAAAGTTATGATGAACAACAAAGAGACTTTAATAAAAACGTTACGTGGTAGTGTAGCCCAGCTCAATGAATTGTCGGATATGACTGAAGGCATAGATGTTTATGACGCTGCCGGATATGTTGATACTGAATTTCTTATGGAAGCGCTTTCCTGTGTTAATACTTTTATGGATGCGAGTAATATGGTTATTACGAAAATATCCTCACTGTTAGCGCCGGACGCTCCGGTTGATGAAAGGAAGAACCAGGCTGATGAAGGTAAGAAATGGAATGTGGAAGAGATACTGAAGCATTGTACTCTTGAGGATAGTGTTCTTAGACTTCCGAAAGTACAATTCAATAAGAAATCCTATGCTGAAGCAAAGAAATGGATAGAAGAAGCTGGCGGCTCATGGCAGGGAGGTAAGATACAGGGATTCACATTTCCTTTTAATCCGGAACGTGTGTTCTCCATCTTGAAAGAAGGTAAGCGATGCGATTTGCAAAAAGATTTTCAGTTCTTTGAAACACCTGCTGATATTGCAGACTGGCTGGTAATGCTTGCCGGTGGAATTCACGAAACAGATACCGTACTTGAACCAAGTGCCGGACGTGGTGCTCTGATAAAAGCGATTCACCGGTCGTGCCCGTCAGTAACAGTTGAATGCTATGAACTGATGCCGGAAAACAGGGAGTTTCTTCATACACTTGATAACGTAATATTGCTTGATGAAGATTTTACGAAAGACAGTGTAGGACATTACACTAAAATTATTGCTAATCCTCCGTTTTCCGGTAATCAGGATATTGACCATGTAAGACTTATGTATGAACGCTTGGAAGAAGGTGGAATTCTTGCAGCTATTACCAGTCAGCATTGGAAATTCGCGTCTGAAAAGAAATGTGTTGACTTCCGGGAATGGTTGGAAGAAGTTCATGGAGAAGTTTTTGAAATCGGAGCCGGTGAATTCAAGGAAAGTGGAACAACTGTTAGTACTATGGCAGTTGTAATAAAAAAGTAATTCAAAACAAGAACAGATATGAATTTTAAATCATTGGTAGCTCAATTAGCAAATCGCATCAATCAGCCGCATGTGATTGAAATATATATGCGTAAAGTTTTTGCATCTGGTGTTGAGTGGCAGAAAAAGCAATCTCCATGGATAAGAGTAGAAGAACGATTACCAGATGAAGAGCAGCGTGTTTTAGTCGGATTTTTATATTACTATAAATACGATGATAGAGAAGCTGAATCACGTAAGCATATAGATGTATTCACGTATGAAAATGGTATATGGACTACTGATAGTGATATATCATATTTAGGAAAAAGTGTCGAAAAGGATGATATTAAGGTTATATGTTGGATGCCTATTCTGTCTTTCGATGAAATATTGGAAGCCAACAGAGATGTACTAGAACGGATTAAAAAGAAAGGAGACTGATGATGACAGCAAAAGAATTAAGTAAGTTAATCACTACTGGCAGAAAACTGAAAAAGTTTATTAAAGAAACTCTCCCTAAAATCAGAGAAGAGTTTCAAAGCCATAGCAATAGTGGAATAGATAAGCATACAGATGGATTTGGCAGAAGGGAGAGTATTCAGAGTATGAATATAAGTAATCTTTGTTATTCTTCTTTTTCTGGCAGTTATGGAAGTGGAGACACATATTCGGATATAGCAAATATGGATACTGATTTGATGCAGGAATACTTTATCAAATATCTGAATAGGCATAAGGATGAAATAATGGAGGGAGTAGCAGATTTAATGATAAATGATGCAAAATCAGGTCAAGAAGATGCTATTAAGGAAATAGACGAGTATAAAAAATCACTGCTAAAACTATTGGAGGAATAAAGAATAGAAATGAAAGCAATAACAATAAAACAACCGTGGGCTTCTTTGATAGTCCACGGTATTAAAAACATTGAGAACCGTACTTGGTCGTGTCCTAAGAAATACTTAGGACAGAGGGTACTGATTCATTCAAGCGGTAAACCTTTGAATTACGATAATTTCTATGATTCAATACTTACCAATGAGCAGTTATTGGCATTACCGGAAAACAAAGAGTGGAAAGATTTTAGTTTTTGTACAGGCTCCATTATCGGTAGCATTGAGATAGTGGATTGTGTACAGAATCATTCTTCCATCTGGGCTGAAAAAGAAGTTTATAACTGGGTATTAGCTAATCCAATACTTTTTGAAAGTCCTATTGAGAATGTAAAAGGTAGACTTTCTTTTTGGGATTATCTTGGTATCAAATAAGTAGAAATTGAACGTTCTGAATGCGGAAGTATAGAGAAAACTGTTGAATAATACAACCACTCTTTTCCCTATATTCTTGTACAGTTACAATAAATATAATAATTGGGTATATAATCATTTGTTTGTAGAATCAGCTATAAATTCATGAAAAAGAGAGTTAATAGTCTGAATTACGATTTCTTTTTCTGTATCATATCCAGATATAGGAAGTTCGAGGGCAATAATGTTATTGAATATATCAAATTTCTTTAATAAAGAAATTGTTTTGAGAGTTGATTGCGAGCTCATTGAATTGAATAGTATGACTGTTAACTCATCTGAGGATAATTGTGCTCTAAATATTTTAGAATAGTCATTGGGGTATTTAAAATTTTGGATTGAATCCAACAGATAATATATGTTTCTATGGTATTGCCCTAAATATTGTCCATATTGCCCATATAAATAATCTCCGACATTTCTTATGAACTTATAGAGCTGTTGGTATCTTTTTTCTATACAAATCCTATTACAGATTGATGCAACAATTATACGATACATTTCATGAATTTTGCTTGACATTATTATGCCTTTTATTTCGTATATAGTATCGTAATAATATTTGGGATCCCTACTTTTTAATAATACATTTAATTCTGTAGTTGAATGAACTCCAAACTTAGTATAAATCTCCAGAAATGCTTGCTCGTCTAACTTACTGACTTGTGTTAATTCTGATGGAAATTTTTCTCCATCTTTTATAAAATGATATATTACATAAGCATAGAATAATGAACGCGCTTCATGTGCGTATGCTTTGAATGCTTCAATTCCTGTTTTCTCAATTTGGTGTTCAGTATATTTGTTGGTGTCGACTTGATGCTGATATAATCCCAACAAATTATAAAATGTTGACCTTTCATTATCAATTTGTCTATTTATTTGTGAGTCTTTTATTGTATAAAGTACTCCAATGAAAGCAAGTAATCCTGTAATTGAACCTAAATAACTGCCGAAATCAGCAAAATCATTATGATTATAGGACAGTCCGTGATGAAATCTATATACATATACTAATATTAATATTAGAGTAAATATGGCTGTTGCAATTAATGCGTATTTGATTATATCTATTTGCGGTCTTTTCATTTTATTTGATTTTATATTTTATACAGCTACAAATGTAGTGTATTCTATTTTGAAGTTAATGTTTTTTTGAGTTTTTTACTAACAATATGTTGAATTTGGATATACGAGAGTTTGATATATCCTTTATTTTTTTGTGATGATGAGAAGAATGATTGTAACCGGCAGTGAGGGGTTTATAGGAAAAGCCCTTTGCCGCGAATTGACAAAAAGAGGTGTTGAAGTCATAGGACTTGATCGAAAGTCTGGTACTGAAGCCACAAAAGTATGTGAGCTCCTGAAAAATGGGGGTATTGATTGTGTGTTCCATTTGGCGGCGCAAACTAGTGTGTTTAATGGAAACCTGGAACAGATCAGGAAGGATAACATTGATACTTTCATGCGAGTAGCTGATGCATGTAACCAGTATCATGTGAAGTTAGTATACGCTAGTTCGTCAACGGCGAATCCGGAGAATACCACTTCCATGTATGGAATAAGCAAGTATTTCGATGAACAGTATGCATCTATCTATTGTAAGGCTGCGACCGGGTGCCGGCTGCATAATGTATATGGACCTAATCCGCGAAAAAGAACTCTTCTCTGGTTCCTGATAGAAAAGGAAAACGTGTCTTTATACAATTGTGGTCAGAATATCCGGTGCTTCACTTACATAGATGATGTCGTCGAAGGGCTTATTTATGCGGTGGGCTGTAACCGGCAGCTTATCAATATTTGTAACGTCCAACCTGTGACTACTATGTATTTTGCTTCTTTAGTAAAATACTACAAACCGCTTGAAATTGAGCTAATTAATGAAAAACGGGATTTTGACAATTTAGAGCAGTCGGTGAACCGGGATATCTATTTAGTACCTTTGTCTTATACATCTGTCGAGGATGGAGTAAAGAAGATTTTTGATGAAAAGAAAGGGAAAGATATGTCGTATTGATGACTGGGATAAGCCGGAAGCGGTGAAATGTAAGAGCTGGTCTCATCAGGAACGGTTATGTGATTTGAGAGAAAAGGTGTCACTTCATAAAAAGGGTGATATCTATTACATCTCCCAGTTCACTCGTTCCAAGACTGGTACCAGCTTTTCAGAAATTAAACAGTCGGAGGAACTTGCATCATTCTTTGCAGAGAGAGCGTGTGAGTTTCTCCACCGCTTCATAGTAGGGGGATATGAAGGATGGTGTATAGTCACCACACCGCGACGGAGACACAACGAGGGCTTTCATTTTTCAACCTCTATCTGTACGAAAATTGCGGGGGCGGTGAAAATACCATTCTATGAGAATGCAATCCAGTGCCTAACTAAAGATAGATTGAATCCGGAATTCTTTCTTCTTCGTCCGATAAAGGAAAAGAAAATAATAGTGTATGATGACATATTAACAACTGGCAGCACACTGCTTGCCACCTATGAGCTTTTAAAGGATAGAGAGCAGCTTCTTTTTCTCGTAGGAATAAATAACAATTGATATGGGAAAGCAAGAGAAACCATTAACATTCAAGCAAGAGAAATTCTGTAAATACTACGTTGATACAGAAGGTAATGCTAGTGAAGCATATAGGATGTCTTATGATGCGTCAAAGATGAAACCTGAAACGATTTGGAGTGCTGCTAGCAGATTGTTAGCCAATAGCAAGGTTAGTGCAAGGATAAGTGAGATTAAGCAACAGAGGGCGAAAGAGACTGAAGTAGAGAGGAAAACGGTCGAAAAGGTATTAATGGATATTGTACTCGCTGATCCCGATGATTTACATTATGTAGACCCTGTTACCGGGAAAACAAAGATGAGAAGTCCGTCCCAACTTCCAAAGCGTGCCCGTAATGCGTTGAAGAAGATTCAGAATAATAGAGGAGTGGTTAATTATGAGTTCAACGGCAAGACAGAAGCCGCCCGGATTCTTGGTGCCTGGAATGGATGGGAAGCCGATAAGAATGTCAACATCAAAGGTGGAGACGGAAATAAAGTCGGTGAACTTCGTATCGGATTTGAAGATAATGAGAATTCGGAAGAATAGAACAATTTGAACTGCAAAATCCGGTATTCATCCTACGGAGAAACCTTACTTTTAGAACAATATGGTTATAAATTATAAGAAGCTAAATCCTAACGGATTCTATCTATTGAAGTACTTGAATGATGAGACTATCCGTTTTATCATTCTCTATGGAGGTTCATCTTCCGGTAAGTCGTATAGTGTGGCACAAACAATACTGATACAGACATTACAGGATGGTGAGAACACTCTTGTCATGCGTAAGGTAGGAGCTTCTATTCTCAAAACCATTTATGAAGATTATAAGGTCGCTGCGATCGGTCTTGGCATCTCCCATTTGTTCAAATTTCAACAGAATACTATTAAATGTCTGGTAAATGGTGCGAAGATAGATTTCTCCGGTCTTGACGATCCGGAGAAGATAAAAGGTATCTCTAACTATAAGCGAGTTCAGTTAGAGGAATGGTCAGAGTTCGAGCATCCGGATTTCAAGCAGCTACGTAAGCGTTTGCGTGGTAAGAAAGGGCAGCAGATTATTTGTACCTTCAACCCGATTAGTGAAAGCCATTGGATAAAGAAAGAGTTTATTGATAAAGATAAATGGCATGATGTACCGATGACGGTTACCATTGCCGGCAAAGAGTTGCCGAAAGAACTTACCAAGGTCAAATCCGTAAAGAAGAATGCACCCAGGCAAATACTTAATCTTCGTACTAAGCAAATCGAGGAACAGGCACCTAATACAGTTATTATCCAATCTACCTATTTGAATAATTTTTGGGTGGTCGGTAGTCCTGACGGTACGTATGGTTTCTATGATGAGCAATGTGTTGCCGACTTTGAGTATGATAGAGTCCACGATCCGGATTATTACAATGTGTACGCATTGGGAGAGTGGGGTGTTATTCGTACCGGTAGCGAGTTCTTCGGTTCGTTCAACCGTGGCAAACATTCCGGTGAACATAAATATATCCCGGACCTGCCTATTCATATATCAGTAGATAATAACGTACTGCCATATATCAGTGTGTCGTACTGGCAAGTAGATTTCACTACCGGTATCAAGGTTTGGCAGTTCCATGAGACATGCGCCGAAAGTCCAAACAATACAGTAAAGAAAGCCTCCAAACTTGTTGCAAAGTTTCTGAAATCTATCCAATATTCTGATAGGTTATATGTACATGGTGATGCATCAACGAAAGCGGCAAACAGCATTGACGATGAGAAGCGTTCCTGGATGGACTTGTTCATAGACACATTGCAGAAAGAAGGGTTCGAGATTGAAGATAAGGTAGGCAACAAGAATCCGAGTGTTACTATGACCGGTGAGTTTATCAATGCTATCTTTGATTGTACTGTTCCCGGTATAGAGATACACATTGACGAATCATGTTCGGTATCTATTGAGGACTACATGAGCGTACAGAAAGATGCTAACGGTGCCATTCTTAAAACTAAGGTCAAGAATAAAACTACCTTGCAGACTTATGAGGAGCACGGACACCTGTCTGATACGTTCCGATATGTCGTTGTGGATTTGTGTAGTGAGCAGTATATAGAGTTTAGTAACCGGCGAAAAAGAAACTTGTATGCTTGTAATGGCACTATTAATTTCTTCAATCCAGATACCGAATGTAAATACACTAAGAAGATTCTATATGTGATGCCGAATGTTAATGGGAAATTTGTCCTTATACAAGCGTTTAGATGTGGAAATAAATGGCATGTTGTTGATGTCGTATTTATGGATACTACTTCAACAGAAGATATACGTTCTTCTATTTTGTCCCATGAATCTGATTCATGTGTAATTGAATGTACAGATGCTTATTTCCCTTTTATCCGGGAACTCCGTTCTAGTACAAACAAGGAGATTCGTGTAATGAAAGAGTTTCCGGATGTAGATAAGCGTATTGCTGCAACATCTGATTATGTGAAAAATAGTATTCTTTTTTCTGCATCAAAAGTAGAATCTGATACGGAATATGTTGCCTTCATGAATAATCTGATGGACTATAATAAAGATAGTGAAACAAAAGAGGCCAGTGCTGTTTTGAGTGGGCTAGTACAGTTCGTTGTAAAATTAGGTTTGAATTGAATTGCGTTATATGTGATTGAAAATAAGGATGTTGTATTGTTGATATTATGTTTTCGTAATTTCAAGATTTTAGTGTTTTGGAAAACGGTTTTCCTTTTTACTTAGTTTTGCTCAAAAAGGAACCCAATGAATATTTTTTTTGATAATCTATTTGGAAAGAAATCTAAGACTAAAGGTGAAGTTGAAATAGTTACTTCATCTGAAAATAAGGATATAGATACTCAAAGTGGCAAGGCTGAAAAATGGTCAGTTGCATACATTGAGGACCTTACTAGTCCTATTGTAGCGGGCAGTAACTATCTAACGCTATTCAGTACGATACCTGAAGTCTTTTTCCCGATCGATTATATTGCATCGCGAATTGCAGGTGCTAATTTTCAATTGAAGAAAACTAAGGATGACAGTATAGTATGGGCGAATAAACGAATGAATGGCATACTTAGTCGTCCTAATTGTTTGATGCGTTGGAAAGAATTGATTTATCAGCACCATATTTATAAATTGTGTACAGGGAATAGCTTTATTCGTGCCGCTATGCCTGATGTCTTTTCTACAGCTGAAAAATGGAGATATTGCGATAATTATTGGGTGCTACCTTCTGATAAGACTATTGTAGAACCTGTTTACGGGAATATACCATTGTTTGGCATTGCCCAAACAGAAGATATTATTCGTAGCTATCGTTTGGAGTATGGTTGGAATGGTAGTTTGGAAATTCCTCCATACCAAATATGGCATGATAGAGACGGAAGTGCAGAGTTCTATTCAGGGGCTATGTTCTTGAAGTCCAAAAGTCGTCTTGCTTCCCAAAATAAGCCAATGTCAAATCTAATAGCTGTATATGAAGCTAGAAATGTGATTTATGTAAAGCGGGGTGGATTGGGCTTTATTGTAAGTAAGAAAACTGATGCTACCGGTTCAATAGCGTTGACTGACGATGAAAAGGAACAGCTTTTGAAGCAAAATTTTGAGAAGTATGGTGTAAGGAAGGGCCAGGTACCTTATGGTATTTCAGATGCAGACATTGACTTTGTTCGTACTAATCTTTCTATTGCAGAGTTACAGCCGTTTGAAGAGACTTTGGCTGATGCAATAAATATTGCAGGGGCATACGGCATCCCTGCCGTTCTTGTTCCGCGAAAAGACCAGTCCACATTTAGCAATCAGGCTACTGCTGAAAAGAGCGTATATTGTTCAACTGTTATTCCTATGGCCAAACAATTCTGCAAGGATTTTACAGCTTTCCTTGGTCTTGAAGGAGGGGGATATTATTTGGATTGTGATTTCTCTGATGTTGATTGTTTGCAGGAAGGATTGAAAGAATCCGAAGACGTAAAGACAAATATAAATAAACGTTGTCGTGAACAATTCTCATGTGGGCTTATAACACTCAATGACTGGCGTGCCCAAATAGGCGAAAGTATGATAGAAAATCCCTTGTTTGACAAATTGAAATTTGATATGTCAGATGAGGAACTGGATAAAGTAAATCGAGTTTTTAACACTAAAAGTGGAGATGAAAAAGATGGAAGAGAAAATCAAAAGCCTTCAGTACAAGACAAAGGCAAATGATGTTGATGAGAAGGGTATCGTTACCGTTGCGGTGAACGGTATCGGTGTGAAGGACTCACAAAATGACATATCTATGCCCGGCTCATTCAATAAGACATTGAAAGAAAATATTGGTCGGATGCGTTGGTTCCTGAATCATCGTACAGACCAGTTGTTAGGTGTTCCGTTGAGTGGTAAGGAAACAGAAGGTAATTTGGTTATGGTCGGTCAGTTAAATCTTGAAAAACAGATTGGCCGTGATACGTTAGCTGATTATAAGCTGTTTGCAGAGAATGGAAGAACCCTAGAACACTCTATCGGAGTAAAAGCCATCAAAAGGGATTCTATCGATCCTTGTAAGGTGCTTGAATGGCGTATGATGGAATATTCAACATTGACAAGTTGGGGGAGTAATCCACAGACGTTCCTTGTGAATATCAAGTCTGCTACTGCTGACCAGGTAAAGGAAGCTGTTGATTTCGTCCGGAAAGCGTTCTTGCAGCATGGATATAGTGATGAACGTTTAAAAGGATACGATATGGAATTAAGTTTATTACTGAAGAGCCTCAACGGTGGTGCCGTTGTCTCATGTCCTCATTGTGGTTATCAATTTGATTATGATGCAGAAACAGAGCATACCTTTGCCCAACAGGTATTAGATTATGCTGCTGATTATCAGAGATGGATAACACAGGACATTGTAAGGGAAGAAATGGAGAAGCTCACTCCGGAGATTAGAACCCAAGTAATTTCTCTTATTGATTCTGTCAAATCAGAAAAGAAAGAATTTACTCAAAAGGGTCTACAAGACCTTATGAATTATGTAAGATGTCCCCACTGTTGGGGAAAAGTATATCGTTCGAATGCTATTCTGCAAAACACTTCTGAAAATACCACCGGAAAAAATGAGCCGTCTGTTGACACTCAAGAAAAGAATGACGGGGAAAATGGGAACGATGAAGTAACGATTAAAGCCGCTGATAATGGCACTTTACTCGATTTCAAGAGTTTGAATAGCTGTTTCGAGAATAAATAACTTAAAATTTAAATTTTATGCCTAAAAAATTTACAGTATCAGATTTTAATCTGAAAACAGACGGTCTGCCGGCAGAACAGAAAACTTTCATGGAAAACATTGTCGGCATGATGTGTGAAGTAGTTAACAAGTCACTTGAAGGATTTGCCTCACCGGAGGAGGTAACGAAACAGTTTGGTGACATCAATAATCTATTGAAAGCCTATGATGGAGAAAAGTTCCAGCAATTGGTAAAGGACAACGAGCAACTTGTAGAACAAGTTAAAACTCTAGGTGAAAGTATCGAGAAAATGAAGCAGAAAGGTCTTTCTATGGATACTATCAACAAGTTCGATGAGAAGTTGAACGAGATGCTTGATTCTGAAAAATTCAGAGATTTCGCAGAAGGAAAAACACGCAAATCAGGAGAATTTGACGGCTTCTCCTTGAAAGATGTCGTTTCCATGACTGACAATTACACCGGTGATTTGTTGATTACTCAACAACAGAAACGTGTTGTGACTCAGGTTGCCAACAAAAAGTTGCATATGCGTGATGTATTAACGACGTTGACTGCTGATCCTGCATACCCTCAACTTGCCTATGCACAAGTATATGCTTTCAACCGCAATGCCCGTTTTGTAACAGAGAATGGGCGTTTGCCTGAATCAAGCATCAAGGTAAAAGAGATACAGACAGGAACTAAGCGCCTTGGTACTCATATCCGTATCTCAAAACGTATGTTGAAATCAAGAGTGTACATTCGTTCCTACATCTTGAACATGCTTCCTGAAGCTGTTTGGATGGCAGAAGACTGGAACATCTTGTTTGGTGACGGTAATGGTGAGAATTTGCTTGGTATTATTAATAATACTGGGGTGACTTCTGTAGAGAAGATTATCAGTACAGCCATTGTTACAGGTGCCGCCGGTGCTGTAAAAGCTATTACCGGATATAACGGTGATAAGGATGTGATTGTAGAGTTTGCAGAACCACAGGATTTGATTCTTGATGGAATGAGTATCACGTTCGCTGGTGCCGCTGTTCTTACAGAACTGAACAAAACACACGCTCTTGTGAAAATGGAAGATGGTCGTATCCTTATTCCTGGTGTCGCGTTCTCCGGTGCTGAAACGGCTACGGATAAAATGACATTCAGTGTTCATGAAGCCGGCTTTAAGAACATTGAGGAACCCAACTCTGAAGATGTAGTGAAAACAGCTTTCGCCGCAATGACATATGCCCAGTATTTTCCGAATGCTATTATTCTAAATCCAATGACTGTTAACGGTATGGAATCAGAAAAAGATACGACAGGACGTAATCTTGGTATCGTTAAAATGGTTGATGGGGTGAAATATATTGCCGGTCGTCCGATTATCGAGTATGGTGGTATTCTTCCAGGTAAGTATCTTTTAGGTGACTTTAACCAAGCCGCAAATTTGGTTGATTATACCACTTTGACACTTGAATGGGCTGAAGATGTGGAGACCAAGCTTTGCAATGAGGTTGTGCTGATGGCACAAGAAGAAGTTATCTTCCCGATTTATATGCCGTGGGCTTTCGCTTATGGGGATTTGGCCGCATTGAAGACTGCAATAACTAAAGCGTAGGATTATGGATTACATACTTAGAGGTAACGATAAGGATGTAACCAATGTGCTTAAAGAGCAACGCATTCGGATTAATAGAGGGATGATTCAACTCATCCCTATTTCCGAATGTGGTCTTGTTACAGAAGAAGATGCCCGAAAGACATTGGAATGTATGCTTGCAGAAAAAAATGAAGAGATTGGCAGGCTTACTGCATCCATTGCAGAGAAAGATAAGACAATTGTTGAACTGACAGAAGAGCGTGAAACAATGAAAGCTCGCATTGCAGAACTTGAAGTACAGGTGCCTTCTGATGAAAAGAATCTTCCGGTTGCCGATTCAAAAGATTTGCAAGAGGAAGATGCCAAGGAGGTAACTGTTACAGATGATAAAGCCGTTTCCGTAGAAGATGAAAAGAAAACCGGGAAAGGCAAGACTTCTAAATAACTATCGCTATGTTGATTGATGTTTCATATTTTATGTCAGGTCCCAGGCATATTGAGAATGTTTCGGTCGCTGAAATGCCTTCGCCCCAATCTCTTGCTGTGAATGAGGTGATAAATGGGTATATTAAGGCATTTCAGCCCGAATTTCTCCGGAATGTTGTTGGTGTGACTCTTTCCCAAGCTATCACAGATTATTTGGAGCTTATTGAACGGGAAAAGGAAGATTCTTCAGATGAAGTTGATATTTCAGAAGAGAAGGAAGCCCCCCAGTCCGGATATGCAGTATTATGCGAGAAGCTGTGTGAACCGTTCGCTGACTATGTCTTTTATCATATTCTTCGTGACGCAAACACCCAGGCTACAATAACCGGGCTTGTCCGTTTGAAATGTGCTAATGAATATATAGCTCCTTTGAAGAGACAAGTAAGCACATGGAATAGCATGGTAGAGAAGAATAAACAGTTTGTTGAATGGGCTATGTCGAATGATTGTCCTTTCGATGTGAAAATAACCAAGAATCTTTTGACCCCAATTAATGCTTTCAATTTATGATAGATTTAGATATAACAGAACTGTTTGAGGAGATTGTAAAGGAACTTCCAGAAGGGCTTGAAATTCTCTATCCAAATGGGAAAGGGGGAACTAAAGTTATGAAGTCCCCAAGGTTGAATTACATCTTCGGTAGCAGTCAATATATCAAAGATATTTTAGATGAATACAGTAAGTCTTCTGCCCAGTCTGAAAGGAAGTTTCCATTGGTTGCACTATTCACTCCAATTAGTGAGGATAGAGGTGATGCGGATTATTTTTCAAAAGCAAAGGTTTCGTTAATTATAGCATGTTCTTCTTGTAAAGAGTGGAGCAATGAGATGCGCAGAACCACATCTTTTAAAAATATCCTTCGGCCAATCTATAAACGTTTATTGGAAGTATTATATGAAGATTCTCGGTTCGACTGCGACTATGACGAAAAAGTGAAACATAGTTATTCAGAAAACTATTCATATGGCAGATACGGAGCCTATACAGATTCCGGTGAGGCTGTGAGCGAGCCGATTGATGCCATAAATATACGCTCGATGGAAATAAAAATTAATAATCTTAATTGTAGAAGAAAATGAGAAAGATTAGAACGTGTAAGGGTTCCCGGATGAACACTGGTAGTTCTGCTTGTAGCATTGACTGGAAAAAGGTCAAAGGTGCTATCTTGACAGAACATGGTGTCAAACTCCCTGCTGATATAACAGGTGAGAAGTTGCTCGAATTGTGCCATGCAGACCGTCCCGGGCGTATTTACCCTATTTTGCCATTCCTGGAGTATGCCAAGAATGGTGGAGAGCCCCAAGTTAATGCTGTAGGGTACGGTGCAAGTGAATACAACGGGCTTAGCGCTCAAACAGACACCTTCACTTTGAAGAAATTTGATGAGGTTTTGAATGCCCAGCTTCTGAAATGTGCCAATAAAGGATGGGACGTTTACTTTTGGAATCAGGATAATATGTTGATCGGTTATAATGATGACACTGATATCCTTGCCGGTATTCCGATGTCTACTGTTTATCCGACCGTGACACAGTACCCGACCAGTAGTGCTAAGTCTGCGATGACTGTTAGTTTTTCACATGAAGATGTGGAAGACAGCCAATTGCACTTTGACTACGTGCAGTTAGACTTCAATCCCAAGAATTTCGTTAAAGGCTTGGTTGATGTTGTGTTTCAAAAGTTGGAGGCCGAAAATACTTACAAAATAGTTGAAGTTGTTGGTGGTTATGACCGTACAGAAGAATTTGGCAGTCTTATTGCTGATGGTGCTGCTGAAGTTATGAATAACGTAACTTCTGCTACGTATTCGGATGGTATCATTACCATTGTTCCTAAAGCTGGGGCGGTTCCTTCGTTGAAAGCTCCTTCTGTATTGTATGAAAAAGGAATCAGAGGTATTGAGCAGGTGTCATGAAGGTAGATAATGTTACGTTCGTCGAGGTTGCTGTGAAGGGCATGACGAAGGAAGAGTTTATTAATGCGCACATTAAAGTCGTGTGGCAGGAACTGAAGGAAGCTGACCGCAAGAAGAAGCTCTCGGAAGTGTACGATGCGATAACTAAGTAACCGACGGGCTGGGGTGTGATTACAGCCCGGCCCGTTATATTTTTACTGTATGGCAGATTTTGATGAATTACATAGAGTTATTCATTCCATTGCATCCGGGTTTGAAGAGGAATGTATTAGGTGTATGGAAGAACATAAGAATGTGCTCGTTGATTGCATTCAGGAGCAATTATATTCCGGTCTGGACGGTACTGAACATCTATTGAATCCTGATTATGATACTGACACCTATTTTAACGAGCCCGGTCCCTGGCAGAACCGTGCGGAACAATATAAACGATGGAAGGAGAGGATAACTCCACCTCTTAGAAGTGAGATGCTTTATTTGCCACCGCGTCCGGTTGAGGTACCTAACCTCTTTATTACTGGTACTTTCTATGATAGCATAACTGCCGATAGAATTGATTCCGGGCTTCGATTCTCAACGAAAGGATTTACGGACGGTAGTTCTATTGAGAAGAAATACGGTGAGCAGATTTTAGGCATTGGTGATACAGCTAAAGAGTACTTTAATATTATGTATCTCCGTCCCTGGATGGAACGTTTCTTTTCAGAATGTGGATATCGGTAGAAAATGGCTTGTAGTTGCGAAATAAAAAAGATGCAGAGTGAACTGGAACGTATCAGTGATCTTGCAAAGAAAGCAGCTGTCTTGGATGGTTGCATGTATGTCGTTTATCAGAAAGAAGATGGTACCTATGCTTTTGATAAACTAGGAGTTGAGATAAAAGGAAAGATTGTTGAATATAGACATTACCTGTAATTATGGCAGATTTAAAATTAAAAGATTTCGTTGATGAGAACGATTTGCAGAAATTGGTGGAGCTTGATAATACTATTGAGCGTGTGAGGGCTGATTATGTTAATGCGGCCAAAGAATTAGCAAAAGGTTTGAAACTAAATGTAGAAGGCGTTGCTGATCTTGAAAAGTTGAGTAATCTTTATAATACCCAAGCAAAAACGGCTGGCTCTGCATCTGCTGAATTAACCGAGGCTCTTAGAAAACAGTCTGAAATAACTCAAACTGTCAGTAAGAAGATAGAGGAAAAGCTAAATGTAGAGAAATTATCTGCTGCTGAATTGAAGAAACTAACCAAGGCAAACTCGGATAATGCTGCGTCCTTGGAAAAGGCTGTTAAAGCGGAAGCTAACTTGACAAAAGCGCAGAATGCCGGTAATACTACTCGTAAGAAAGCTGTTTTATCTGAAGAAGAACGTTTAAAACTTATCAGAACTGCTATTACCTTGACTAATCAGGAAGTACATAGCCGTTCACAAGCAAAGGAAATGAATAAGCAGCTACAAAAGGCTGTTGATGTTTTGAAAGATACGGATGAAAACTATATTCGTACACTTGCCCGTCTTAATTCTACTATTGGAATCAACACTGATTACATAAAGCGAAATTCCGATCGATATAGTCAACAGAAAATGACCATTGGTGCATATCGGGAAGAAGTAAAGGCGGCATGGATTGAAATACAGAACGGTAATAAGTCCATGCAGAACATGGGAATTATTGCCCGGAATGCTGGAATGATGCTTAAAACGGAGATGGCTCCTGGGCTAAACAAAGTTGGTGCAGGATTGAAAGGGTGGGCTGCTGGATATATTGGTGCACAAGCTGTTGTTAGTGGAGTTGTTGCTTTATTTACAAAACTGCGTGAAGGAGTAGGTGATATTGTTAAATTTGAATTAGCTAATAGTAGGCTTGCTGCAATATTAGGAACCACTTCTGATAAAGTGAAGGAGTTAACTGCGGATGCTCAACGTTTGGGTGCTACAACGAAATACACTGCATCCGAAGCTACGGATTTGCAAATAGAACTTGCTAAACTAGGTTTTACTCGAAAAGAAATATTAGATGCAACAGAGCACGTTCTAAAATTTGCACAAGCTACCGGGGCAGAATTAGCAGATGCGGCTTCATTGGCAGGTGCTTCTCTTCGTATGTTTAATGCTGATACAAGAGAAACTGAAAGATATGTGTCTGCGATGGCTGTCGCAACAACCAAAAGCGCATTGTCGTTTTCATATCTCGCTACTGCATTACCAATTGTTGGACCGGTTGCAAAAGCCTTTAATTTCAGTATTGAAGATACTTTGGCTTTGTTGGGTAAATTATCGGATGCCGGCTTTGATGCTTCAATGGCTGCTACTGCTACCCGTAATGTTTTTCTAAATTTAGCTGATAGTAATGGAAAGCTGGCAAAGGCGTTAGGTAAGCCCGTTAAAACATTGCCTGAGTTAGTTGAAGGATTGAAATCGCTAAAAGAAAAAGGGGTAGACTTGAATACTACTCTTGAATTAACTGATAAGCGTAGTGTTGCCGCTTTTAATGCCTTTCTCACCGCTGTTGATAAAATATTACCACTTAGAGAACAGATTACTGGTGTAGAACGTGAATTGGGCGATATGGCTCACACGATGGGAGATAATGTTCATGGAGCTCTTGCTAACTTATCTTCAGCATGGGAAGCGTTTATGCTTTCTTTCTCCGAGTCAACGGGACCTGCTAAGGAGTTTCTTAATTGGATGGCTGATAAAATAAGAGGTATCGCCAATGATTTGAAATCTCCTGAAGAAAAAATAGAAAAGATAGATTATAATTTTAGAACACTTGCAAAAAAAGATGCGAACAAAAAGTTATTGGAAGTAGAAAAAGATTTTCAGGCAGAATATAAGAGGCTTATTGATGCTGGTGATACAGAGGAACAAGCATACACAAAAGCTGTTATTCAAATGAAAAATAAACGTATTGAAGTAACGGCCCAAGAGAGAGAAGCTTTAAAACGGATGAAAACTCGTGCTCAATATGCAACATCAGAGTTTGAAGATATGTCTTGGATAAAGAATGGTGCTGCTAAAATGTTTGGCTATTACACGTCGGAAGCAGAAAAAGCGGATAAGGCTCAGTTGGAATTTTCTAAAAACTTATTCAAAATAGCATCTAGCGATGAGTTTAATCGTGGACTTGATGTGATTGCAGAAAAGTTCCGTCCAAAGGGTAACGACAAAAATGGTTCAGGTATAACAGTCCTTACTGATAAAGAAAAACGTGAACAGGAAAAAGCTCTCAAAGAGAAGCTGAAAATTCATGAAACTTATCAGGAGTCAGAACTAGCTCTTATGGATGAGGGACTGGAGAAAGAACTTGCTAAAATTGGTGTTGCTTACTCGAAGAAGATTGCTGCCGTCAAGGGTAATAGCAAAGAGGAAATTGCTACACGTCAGAATTTAGCTAAGGAAATGCAGGAAAGGCTAGATGAGTTTACTATTAAGTATAATTCTGATCGTGAGAAGAAGGATGTTGAGAACGCTCTTGCTGTTGTAAAAAAGGGGTCCCAGGAAGAACTTGATTTGAAATTGCACCAGTTAGAATTGCAACGTGAAGCAGAAATTGATGCAGCAGAGAAAACAGGTGAAGATGTAATATTGATAGATGAAAAATATGCTAGGAAAAAACAAGAGATTTACGGAAAGTATGCTTCTGATCAGGTAGCATTGATTGCGGAAAATGCAGCCCATGAGCAAGAGATACGTGACGCTGCGTATGTAATGGATATGCTTGCTCTTAAAAAGAAGTTAGCATCCAAGCTAATAACAGAAGAGCAATATGCGATAGAGGAATACAATTTACAACTTGAATATGCACATAAGACTACTGAAGCAGCGATTGAAGCTTTGGAACTGGAATTAACCGTTGAGAATATTACTGCTGAAGAACGTACTAAGATTGTTACTCAGTTGTATGTTTTGAAGGCTGCTCTCGCTAAAAAGGAGGCAGAATTACAGATAAGTGCTATTCAAAATATTACTAAAGCTGAAGATAAAGCGTTAAAAGAACGCCAAAAGAATCTCAAAAAATGGTTGCAAACTGCATCACAAGCTGTAGGGACTATTGGAAATCTTGTTTCTACACTTTATGATGCTCAAATTGATAAGATAGAGGAAGAGCAGGATGCTAATGATGAAAAATATGATAAAGATGTTGAACGGGTTGATAAACTGGCAGAGTCAGGTGCTATTTCCGAAGAAGAAGCAGAAGCGCGTAAACGTGCTGCAAAATCTTTGACAGAAGCAAAAAATGCTGAACTAGAAAAACAAAAACAAGAAATGGCACGTAAACAAGCCATTTGGGAAAAGGCGACTAGTGTCGCTCAAGCTGGAATAGCCACTGCACTGGCAATAACTGAAGCTTTACCGAATATTCCTTTATCTATTGTTATTGGTGCCATGGGAGCAATTCAGGTTGCAACTATTCTTGCAACTCCTATTCCTTCCTATGCAGACGGTACTAAAGGTAATGATAGGCATCCTGGCGGTACCGCTTTAGTTGGTGATGCTGGTAAACATGAGGTTATCATGTATTCTGGAAAAGCATGGATTACTCCTGATGCTCCAACTTTAGTTGATATTCCTAAAGGTGCACAAGTCTTTCCTGATGTTGATAAGGTAGATATCTCTAATTTTGATATGCCGGATTGGGACTTTCCTACATTTTCACCGACATATTTTGCATCTTCTTCCGGTGACACCATTGTTTTCAATGATTATTCCCGATTAGAAAAAAGAGTTGATAGAACAAATCTCCTTTTGATGAAGAGTCTTAAAATGCAGCGTCAGGATGCGTCTAACCGTGATTTTGAACTGTATAAGTTGTCTAAACTGAAATAGCTATGATTGAAAGATTAAATCAGATAACATTGAATGATTTCATTGAGCTTTCATGTGGAAACTATGCTTGTTTGCTTTCGGGTCGCGGATCTGTGTCTGAAAGCATGCTTAAAGAGATGGCATCTAAATTAATTATCGAATACAGAAGCATTGTTAATCCTTCAGGTATGCAGGCTATGATTATGGACAAAGAGGATATGGTGAAGGAACGTGCCAAACTATTGAGCCTTCGTATATGTCAGACTCTTGTTTCTCTTGGCTTTTATGATGATGTTCGTCAGGTGTTGGGCCAACTAAATGTAGATATCCGGGATATGAGTGATGAGCAAGTTATATCGAAGCTTGATTATTTACTTCATTCTGCAATTTTTGAGCAAAAACGGAATGAGGAGAGACGCAGTGAGGAACATAAAGGAAGTAAGGCTACTCCTGAACAAATTCGTTCTTCTTTTGATGCAGAGATTGCTTTTCTAATGACATTCTTTAAAATGAGTATTGATTCCCGCGTAATTAATGCTGCTGTCTATGCGAATATCGTTCATCAAGCTGATGTTGAAATATCGATCAGAAAAAGAAGCACATGATAATATTGGTATTACATATATGCTGTAATTCGATTAATTTTTAATTAAAGCGAATTATTTCATACAGTCGTTTGTACATCTCCTTTAGAATCACAAACGACTTTTTTATGAATAGAAAAAACAGCATCCATTGTATAAATAGGCATTTATACAATGTTTTATTGTCAGAATTACGTACATTAGAGACGAAGTGTAATCGGATAACGGCAGAAGTGTCCGAGGTAAAAAAAATGATTGCCTTATTGCCCCCCGATATAGGCACTCTTATTAGTTCAATCGAGCGTTCTGCTAAGGAAATGCACGAACAAAGTATCATGCACCGGAAATATGTGGAAAGGTGCATTAATGGCGAACCGAAGATACACCTAATAAGGAGGGCTGACAATGGACTTTGAAAAGGAATTATCAGAAATATATCCTTGGATATTAAAGGTGGCAAGAAAATTCTGCTGTTCCATGCAAGATGCTGAAGACTTAGCCGGTGATACAGTTTATAAGCTACTTGTGAATCGTGATAAATTTGATTGTTCTAAACCACTTCAACCGTGGTGCCTTATTATAATGAGGAATACTTATATAATAAGATACAATAGAAATTCCCTTATACATTTTACAGGGCTTGATATGGTAGACGGAAGTGCCATTTCTAACTGTACAGCTCATTCAATACTGTTTGATGATTTGGTTTCCACAATACAACGGTGTGCTAAAAAATCCCGTTGTATTGATAGTGTGATGTATTATGCTAGTGGGTATTCATATGATGAGATAAGTGAAATCCTGAACATTCCTGTTGGAACTGTAAGAAGTCGTATTTCTTCTGGTCGGAAAATGCTACTTCAAGAATTCAAATATTAATAGTGTGACTTATTAGAGAATTAACTTTATAATATCACGAAAATATATTATGTTTGAATATTTAATTTTGAATAATTTTTTTATAAACTATAATGGATGAAAAAATAATAACCACAAATGAATTGGAGGTACTTGCTAATGAATTTTATGGTTCTAAAATAACGCAAGAAGAGTATTTTTCTAGGTTGGATGATATAGATTGTTATCAGGCACATTATTTGAAAGCACGTGTGTATTTGGATAAGCAAGATTTATCTAACGCAATGATAGAAATTAATACTTCTATTCATATGATTGAAGCGTATGATGAAAATGATTTAAAGTGTGAGTTGGGAACTTTTTTCCCTTCTTTGCAAGCATATGTTTATAGAGCTGCAGGAGAAATATATGCAATCCTAGGTGAACAAGATAAAGCGACTGAATTTTACATAAAGTCACAGTATTATTCTATCCAATTAAAGTCTGATTTTGACGGTGTAAAGTCAGGAATTGTTTATTCATTTAGAAGTGTGAGTATTTATTCTTTGTCTGATTTAATATCAAATACTATAACAGTGTGTCATCCTTCTAAAATGAATGACCCCTTTGATAGTCTATTTCTTTTGTGGTCAAGTGAAAGTAATTTGAATAGAATTTGTAAAAATAATGCTCATATAAAGCCTTTCAGTGACTCTTTTCAATATTTTAAAATTAGAAGTTTTGTCGGAAATAAAAAATTAAGTTTAGATAATAACCTAATAAGAAAGGTGGTCATGTGGTCTCATTATGCTGATGCTCATAAAGGTTTTTGTATTAGATATAAACTTTCAACGGTATTTATAAAACAGGCTCAGGGTAATGGTTATTCTCATAAATATTTAAAGAGGGTGCATTATCTCTCTAAAAATGAGAAATGTGATATTTTAACTAAAAAGAAAGATACAAATAGTTTGTTTATATGGAAATCTACAGAATGGAAATATGAAAATGAAATAAGATTAATTAGTTATGACCCAAGCTGTAAAGATGATCATCTTCAAATTCCTCTTGATAAGAACTCTATGATTGAAGCGATTTATTTCGGTTATAGATGCGTTGAAAGTAATGTAAAGAATATAATGCAAATTTTAGGAGAAGGAGTTCAGTATTTTAAGATGGATTATGATCCTAATAACGTTTATAAGTTGAAAGTGAATAAAATCTTATATAAAGACTATATTGATACATAGTTTTTAAGTTGATTCCGGTTACCTTATAAATTCTATTTTTACTAGATAATTTCGTAATATGCTTAAAATCTGATGCTTACATCTGTGTTTTGTAATGCGTGATTTTCAAGAATTTAGCCAATCGGAAAACCGGTTGGCTTTTTCTATATATTTGCTCGTGAACGTTCAAAAGGAGTTAAAATGCTTTGTAAATATGTACTTACCGTTGATAGTATTTCCTATGATATTCCCAAATCTTGTATTCAGAATTGGGATGAAATAAAGTTTTCCCGTAAACGCTCCGGACTTGAAGGAATAACTAGAACCTTTACTTCAAAATTCCAGTTTGTGGGAGAAGCCTATGATCTCATATTGGAGGAGTATTTGAGCAAATACCTAGCTTCTAATGCTAGTATCACTGTTTATACTATAACTAATTCTCATACTTATGAAGAATTCTTCAGTTGCCGACTGGATTTCGGTTCATTGACCTATGATGGAAATACTGTTTCTATTAATTTGATAGATGATAGTGTCGCTAGTATCATAAAAGCCAATAAAGGTACACAGTACGAGTATTTGGTAGATGAGATAAAAGATACATATCAGCTTTATTATGATAGACTACCGTTTAATTACTACGCGAACTATATATGTGGTGGATACTCTTTAGAAGATGGAGGGCAATATGTTGATTTCTCAAGAGATATAACAGGAAAAACTATATTCCAGTCTCTTCCATTGGAAGTCGTAGAAAAAGACTTACCAGAATCAGATAGTCCTGTAGAAATAAATTCTGTGACTTTAGATACTTCTGTACCTGCTTTTTTAAGGGCGCATAAACCAGTCAAGGTATATATAACTCCCGAATTCAACTTTTATTTAGGCAGAGGAGATGTAATGTTGACACTTGCTAAAGTTGATGGGAACGGTACCACAAGCACTATTGCGAGTTGGATAAATACCGATTATTCAGGAAATACACATACAACAGAAAAAGACACTTATAGACCCGAACAATATCGGGATGTTTATGCAATAGACCTTCAAGATGGTGAATGTCTTCAATTTGTCATACATGATCCGATAGGTAATATGAATGTTAACGGACCTGGAAAGGTGTATTTTTCTAAATATTCACTACAGGTTAAATGGACTTCAATAGCATCACCTATCAATATAGATGTGGTAAAACCTATTACTGTTCTGAATAGTTTGCTCAAAAGTATGAATGGTGGTAAAGGGGGTATAAAAGGCGAGATAGCTTCCGGTGTAGACAATCGGTTGGACAATTGCCTTATTTTGGCTGCCGAAAGTATTCGTGGGATATTGTCTGCTAAATTATATACCTCATATACGAAGTTTGTAGACTGGATGGAAGCCTGTTTTGGCTTTGTTCAGAAGATTGAGGGGGATATTGTAAAGTTTGTCCATCGTGACAGCTTATTTACTTTTAATGGTAATAAGAATATATCAAGAAGCATTTCAGATTTTCAATTTAAAGTAGACAGTTCTAGGATATATGCACGAGTTAAAGTTGGTTATGATAAAGTTGATTATGAATGCTTGAATGGTCGTGATGAATTTCGATTTACTGCTGAATATACTACTGGATTGCAAGTAACAGACAATACACTAGAGTTAGTGAGTCCTTATCGTGCAGATGCTTATGGCTTGGAAATCGTGTCACAGAAAAGGGGAAGTAGTTCTACTGATAACGAAAGTGATAATGATGTGTTTATCGTTGGCGCAATGCTCGCTTATAATAAGGTTATTGGGAAAGCGGAATATGTACTAGAAAGGAATGCGGATTGGAAGATTGCAGGTGTTCTAAATCCTGATGCAATGTTTAATGTTATGTATTGGCAGAAAGCTATGTTGAAAGCTAATGCTAAGTATATTGGCATGTTCGCTGATTCTCTTCATTATGCTTCTTCGGATGGGAATAGCAATGTTATAGTCAATGATGTGAAATTAACTGATGACTTTATACTTGAAGAGCATTTGGTCACTTGTGGAGATGTTTCATTTACAACCTTTGATGAGGATATTCCACAAACAGATGATGGAACGATTAAGATTCAAAAAGGTGGCCTTGTTTACGAAGGTTACATCAAAGAGGTGAGTAGTGTGGTTGAGAGAAATGAGGGAGTGAAGTATGATTTATTTGTCCGTTCAATAACAAAAGCCTAGAATATGATTATAAGCCCGTTTACCCCACTGTTTTTTTCTCCGTCTACCGATAAGTTTGGAGCGAAGAGCAAATATGTGCAGTTATTTGCACGTACAGACCGGATTTTTGTTGAATTGATTTTGACGCCCAGAGAGCAGGAGCCTATTGTTTACATTAATAATCTTTTAAGTAATATATCTACACCTGTATCATTAAGCTCATGGAAGATGAATGATGATAAGATTCTTTATTTCTATAACATTTCATTGCTTCCATGTGGATACTATACTGTAACAGTTAATGGGAATACGAGTGAGATTTTTAAAGTTACGGACGATGAATGTGAGTTATCAGAAACCAGCCTTATTCAGTATTCAATGAAAGATAATAAGCAGCGTCTTGATGCTGTCTGGTGGATAGATGGGATGCAATACTTTTTTGATTTTCGCGTTCCTGGTGGTTTCAAAGATAACGGATGGACGTTCGGTGTGGATAATGAGCAGTTCGTGACCTCTGATGAGGATATTGTTGAGCTATTCAGCCACGAATATACAACAGTATTATTCACGCTTGGAAATGGGATGGGATGCCCTGTGTGGTTTGCTGAATTATTGAATCGTGTCTTATGCTGTAATTACGTCTACTTTGATGGTGTCCGATATACCAGAAAGGAAAGTAATGTTCCGGAACTTAACCAGCAAATAGAGGGATTGAAGAGTTTTGTGTTCAATCAAATGTTACAGAAGGTAAGAACGATGAATCCAGTTTTGGAATGGAATAACCAGCTTGCTATGAGGTGTGTACAAAGCGGTGCTTATAGGATAGCAGATGATGAAGGAATGCGTAGTATCAAGTATGGTTCAGAAAGTGAGGTTGCAGAGGTCGGAGCATATATCAATATGACTAAGGCTATTCCTAATACTGGAGTTTCTATTAATAGTGATACTATGGTTACTGTCAACAGTATTCATCACCTAGGTGTTGATGAAAATTCATATTGGGATTTGATTGCAATCAAGACGACTGACATAGATAACAAGTATATTGGTAGAAGAGGTTACGGTAAACTTACAGTTAATGGACTGGATAGACTAAAGAACGATTTGGACAACGGTTCGATAAATTTGCGTGCTGTACTATATAAAGGAGATTCGTATACTAACCTCATTGAAGGGAGTGTAATCAGTAGGGATGGTGTATGTGTCTTGAAAGGTATTAACGGTGGAGATATTGGTGCTCTGAAGGAGTTCCAACTTTATCTTGATAATGTCTATGATTGCGACATAGATAATCTTGGTATGACCATTGAGCTTGTATGGGTATATGAAAATGATTAAAAAAGAGAATTATGACAGAAACAGAAAAACAACAGATTATTAGCCTTGTGTTACAAGCGTTGAAGACAAACAGTCTTACAATAGAGCAACTGACTGATACAACAGAGCTATCCAAAGATATGTACGTTGAAGTTAGTGGCGGTCGGAAAATATCTATTGATTTACTTTCAAGTACCATTGCTAAAATGGTGAATGGTGATTTTGATGCATTAGTGGAGAATGTCAATAAGATTGCAAAAGATTTATCGGATGGAGACGCCGAGTTATTGAAACGTATAACAGGAGTGTCTGATAAATCCAATCCTTTGACTGACCCATTTAAAAGTATTGGCTCTTTTACTACTATTGGTAGCTTTAAAGATAAATTAAAAACAATGTATTCCGGGGATTCTTCTATTGGGAATTATCGGTGTATTTTGTCTGTTGATTCGTCTAAGATTCCTGTAAATATACAAATTGAACGGTTGGAGCTTAATAAGGTTTGTCAATCATTCACTTCGTGTATACAACTGGCTACCATGTCAGACAATGCCGAAGGTGTATATTTAGGTACAGTTTGTACAATCTCACGAATAGGTATTGTTTCCAATGAGAGTGTTGCATGGGGCAAATGGACTTCTGTAATAAATGACTTTGAGGAAAGGATAGGAAAAGCGAACGGTATCGCTCCTTTGAACGAAGAAAGTAAAGTTCCTTCTGAATGTCTGCCTGAACCGTTGTCTCTTGGGGAAGGTGAAGAAGAAGCTTTCCCCGGCAACCGTGGAAAGTCTTTGGAAGATACAATGAAAAATATCCCTTCCGATATAATCAAACCGGGTTCTTTCTCCGTCCTGTCTGACGCTTCCTATCTCGATGTGTATTTTAAGAAAGTGTCCAAAACAACCGGTAAAGAAACGGATGACAGCTTCCGTCTGCCTTCTGCTACCCTTGAACAAGCCGGCCTTTTGTCCGCCGAGGATAAGCAAGCCCTTGAGGATATGAAGAGCGGCACGCCCGCTGACGATGTAACACACCCCATCGTCATTGTTGATGAGATCCGCCCATTGAAAGACGGCTACTATACCCTTGAAACCGCTATTGCCGCCATTGTCTCCTATCAACAGGAATCTGGCGTCAAATATGAGCGAACGGGTCTCATCATTACTTACAAAACAGGCGAGTATGAAATGGAAACCCGGCAGTTCCAGGGTGCTGTGTCCGATTTTGCGACCCCTTCTCTTTGGAAACCCTTCGGGAATGGTGGTGGCGGTTCCGTTTTTGAAACTTCCGATGAACCGGCGGAAGGGGGAAAGGACGCCTTTTCAACTGGTGGCGCCTATGCCTATGTTCCGGCTAACCTCGACGTAAACGTGGAAACAGAAGGCATTGTAAAACTTCAGATGAAGAACGCTGCCGGTGAAACCCTTGGCGATGAAGTGCAGTTCGCTATCGGCACGGGTGGCGGCGGTCAAACTGGTGGTACCATTGTTGCCATTGCTTTCCAGTCGACACCTGTCTATGGCTCTTACGGCTCCACGCTACGAACCTTTGCCGCCATTCGTTCCGTGACCTCGAACGGTGTCGAATCCTCTGACAACCTGATTGAGAAACTGGAACTCGTAGACCGTGAAAGCGGGCTTACCGTCTGGACTGAAACCGTCAACAAAGCATCTTCCGGTGACATGAAGGACTTCTCCTTTGAACTGGACTTCACCACATACTTTACGGCTGCCGGTACTCGGAAATTCAAGCTGATAGCCACTGACGAAAGCGGCAACACCGGTTCCAAGAATGTCAATGTAACAGCTGTTGATATTACCTGTACCTGTGTGCAGGTGCTCAACTATACCCCTGAAACTCTGCTTACTCCGACAACTGAAAGTTTCAGCCTTCCACTCTATAAGTTCGGAAACAACACCTCTGATAAAGGTATCAGTGCCCAGGTTGACATCAAGATTAATGGTGAATGGCAATCCCTGTCTACCACCGTTGTAAATGACAACTACTCGCACTCCGTTGTAATCCGCCCTGCTTCCCTCGGCCTAGAACACGGTACCTATCCCTTGCGCATCCAAGGAACGGATGTCGCATCCGGAGTGAAAGGAAATGTCATCTACACGGCTGTCATGGTAATTGACCCGAATAGTTCCACACCTCTTGTCGCCTTGAGATACGATGATAAAAACGGTGGAGTAGTCCGACTGTACGAAACCGTAGAACTTGATGTTGCCTGTTATGACCCGTTGGAAATGACTTCACCCGTCAGCGTGAAAGCCAATAACGTGCAGGTAACACAAATTGCTGCCAGTCGTAACAAAACCTATCAGGTCAAACAACAACTGCAGGGCTACAAGGCTGACGGCACCGATACGGTCAACTATACTGCCGTATGCAAGGACG